CCATGACCGTAAGCCTCGTGAAATGAATGGGATGGGTTTTGACTTCGTATGTGAAGAGATGGTATATCTGATAGCTGGTGAGCGTGTGACTATATCTCACTATCCCTTTAGAGCACCAGAGTATGTAAATCTTTACTATAATCTTAAGCATAAGCTATTTAAGTTTCTAAGACTTAAAGGGACTTGGAAGCTAGATAGAAGATTCTACACAAGAAGACCAGTAAATAAGGGTCAGTTCCTTATACATGGTCATACGCATAGTGGTTTAAGAACTAGAGGTAGGCAGATACATGTTGGTGTAGATGCACATAATTATGAGCCTATTTCTATTGGTGAAGTTGGCAATATTATTACTGATATCAAAAGAGAAGAAGGCGAAAGCAAGAAAAGAGGAGTTAAAAAATGAGAAATTTAGTAGCATTACATATGCTATCTATGGCTGGTGCAGTACCAGCTATGGAGCCAGAAGAGCGTGAAATGTTTTCAGAAGAATTTCAAAAGTTCTACAATGGTGGTCTAACGGACAAAGAAGTTGAAGAAGGATACGAAATGTGTCCAGTATTTGGAAAGATTAATCTAGGAAAGGCTATGCGTGAAAGAGCTGAAGCCGCAAGGAGTGAATATGAAGCGTTTGATAACATGCATCGTGCTGATGGTGTCTTTGTCAAGTCCAAGCTTTGCTTGTAATTGGAAGACAGACATACAGAAACAAGGCTCTAAATTCCTTTATACAGCGTCCTGTCATAAATTGGTAGGAGATACGGTAAAGAAGGCTAGAGAGCTTGAGAAGGCTGAAGCAGAGCGTCAGGTACAGGTTGACAGGTTGAGCAAGTCTATTACTTTAAAAGATTTGGCGTTAGATAAGGCTGACCAAAGAATGATGAATTGGAGAGATGAGTCTTACAACCAACATGAAAGGTTACTTAAACAACAGAAGTTGGCTAAATACAATGATTGGCTATATTTTGGTGGTGGTATTGGTTTAACAATACTGTCAGTGTGGGCTGCTGGACAAATTAAATAGACTGCTTTAGTCTCCAAATATCGTCCTCACCTTTATCAAAGTTATTTTCTATAATTTCTATGATTTGGTGAGGTTTAATCTTATTTTCTTTATAGTTTAATGAAGGAATAAGTATCTTAAAACAATCAGCATATAATAGCTCAGAACAATTTCTACCCTTAGTCCAAGGGTTCTTGGTCTCCTTATTTAATACCCAACGATATATGTCTGTTAATACAATACCTAAGTTCTGTAAAGTACCATAAGTGTTACCAGACTCCTTATAGCATGCTTCTTTTATTTTAATATCTAAGTCTCTTGGTATTTCTATAGTATATTTATGAACAATCTCATGCTTCTTAAGGAAGTACTTCTCATGCTCATAGTTTACCTTACCTTCTGAGGCTTGGAAATATCTCTTTCCCCAATCTCTTATTTCAACAGCCCTTGCAACGTGTGAGAAGTCTTTGCTTGTCCACCACATGATTCCCCACCCTAATATTGGAAAGGCTTTTCTTGATTTTGTTGCTACTATATCTAGTAATTTTGTTTCCATATTAAAGCCTAAAGTATTCCATTATAGCAGATAGCTTATGCTTGTAACCTGCGTTTTTTGTTCTAACTATATATCTTAAGCCGTTAGCGTCAAAACCTGGAACGCTAGGGTTATCTTTCTTCATTAGTTTTGAAGCTCTACCGTCAGTCTCTATTGATTGGTTACTTAGGTGCTTAAAATTAATACCGCCTACCATTTCTTTGTTAGTTAGTAATGCTGTTGCATCGTCAATATCTATCATATCAATAATACCGCCTACAACCCAAAGCCTAACATCTTCCGTTGGAGTAGTTTCTTGATGTATATTACCACCAATCAATTCATAGTCTCCACCCTTTTTAAACAAAATATCAGTTCTAACACATTCAGTATCAAGCTTACCTTGAAAAGTAGCGTCATCATCAGCACCTTGAACCATTTCAACTTCAACGCCAGCGTCTAGCTTATAAAACTTCATAGTGAAGTCAGTTCTGTCTTGACCTAACCAATCTTTAGAATAGCAGCCATTTAATTTACATGTTTCAAACTCAATAGGGTGAGCTAAATATACCCAGCCTTTCTTAGCATAAGCAAGTCTTATAGTATTACGACCTTCTGTGTCGGTATCTTGTAGTTTATTGTTTGCTTCAACTTTATAGTTGGTTTCAAACTCGGTTTGTTCTGTGGAAGGGGTATCTTCACCCTGAGCAATTCCGATTCTACACCATACTTTAAAATCACCGTCCATTGCTGTTATCCAATAAGACTGTTTGAATGAAATATATTGTAAATTTACTTTTTTATCAATAGCAAACAGTTTAACATCTGCCCACTGTACCTCGTTATATGCTGGAAACATTTATGACTCCTTCTCAAAGCCTTTAACTCGAAGTTTAAAGCGGCTAATACTTTGGGCTGTATTGTCTTGTATTGTTACTTTTACATAATCATCAGTAGAAAATGTACCTGTTGCTCTAATAATAAATGGGTTGTCGAATTTTAAAATTGCAACCATTTCATCAGCACCAGCTTGAACATCAAGTTGAAAGTTTGCACCTGTACCAGAAAGAGCTGCCCATACGTTTTTAAAATCTTCAGTTGTGTATATAGGAGGGAATTGAGTTACAACATCATCAGATTTAATTTCAACTAAAATAGGGTCATCTAAACTTGAGTTTTGGCTCAAAAAATTTCCGAATTTAATACCATTACCTTGAGCATCAAAAATTAATTCTTCAACAAACAAATCTTTCTCCAAAACTGTTGCGATAAAAAATTCTTTTGGGTTTGCAGGGGAAACAGGGTTTCCAACCCTTAAGTCTGAATTACCATTTGGTAAACCGTCTTCGGTAACTTCTTGAATGTATAAATCAGAAAGAGAACCAGCCGTTACCGAAACGCTACCTGTAATACCAAATAGACCTAATCTATGAGGGGATTCTCTATCTGTAGCAATTGTAACTGGCTTTGAACGTGAAATTAAATTATCAAAACCTAAAAATGGAATACCGTCACCACTTACAGTCACAGCAAAAGACCCTGCTAGTGGTCTTTCAAAAAACTCACCACTAGCGGAAAATTTCTTACTATAAATATGGACGGTAGCTCTATCTGTAACCCTTTGTGCTTTTAATTGTGCATCATCTTTAAAGGCAAGGTCTTGATTCAATTCTTGAACCATCCTATCTCTAAATTTAAGCTCATCTCCCACTTCACTAGCTAGAACGGTAAACACTTTTGTAAAGGAAGGCAAGTCTCTATCAGGAGTAGTAGGGTCGTTATTTGTCCCATCTACAAATATAGTCCAAGTTGTTCCTTCTGAACCTGTGTTTAGTACTTTAAAATATGAATCTGGATTTTGGTCAAAACCAAACGTACTTTCAACAACAACCGTTGCGTCAGTTACAAGAGCTATCAACCCATCAGTTCTTACTTTTGTACCTACTTTTCTATAAGCCCCAAGAGGGTCAGTACCACTTAACTCTGAAGTAGCAGATATTGATTTTGTACCATTTGTTTTGGTTTCGATTTCAACTACGTCACCACTAGGGTCTGTAATTAAAATAGCACCAGATACTATAGTAAAGGGTATAGCCATTACACTCCTCCGATTTTTTGGGTTTCAATCTCAATAATGTTCACTGTTTTATTAGCATTGTAACTAATAGTAGCGGTCAGTTTGAGATTTACCGCATCACCTGTATCGTTGTAGTAATCTTTAACTATTGTAGTTACAAACGGTAAGGGTGAATATGTAAAGTTTATTTCAGTTCTTTTCAATTGTTTGGTAGCATCAGCCCAAGTTTCTATTTTAGAAGTAAATACATTATTAATATAAGTAACTTGAGAGTAACCTACTCCCATATCTTCTTCAAGTATATCATCGAGAGTGGCTTGAACAGTATCATCTCTGGAATAATCAGGAAGTCTACTAGGGTCTCTGCTTATTCTTTTATCGTTTGTTTGTCCCATCTATTATTTCCCTTACAACTAATGTTTGTGTTGCTAACTCCCATTTTTGGTGAATTATCTTATCAACACCTTTAACCTTTCTCAAGTTGTTTTGAGCTTCTCTGAATGTTTTATATAAGATAAGGTATGCCTTGTTCGTTTAGTACAAGACTCTTTCCTTTAACATACCCAAAGCCTTTATGTATACCTTTAGGTAGTTTTTCTATTTCTATTATAGGAGGTAATTCTTTAGGTTTCTTGTTTTTATTAAAGTAGAACACAACACCAGATACTATAGCTAGTGTTTGTATAATGATAGCTATTAATATTAGATTATCTGTCAACATTCTCAGTAGCCTTTCTGTAGTCTATACATATTTCTTCATCATCATGTGGAGGTTCGTTATATCTATTTCTTTCGTTTGGTTTTATATGTAAGCTTACCCATTTAAAACCAGTACCAGCAATGCTGTTCTCGTAAATTTGTTCAAGCTCGGCATAGTCTCCAGTACCGTCATCTAAACCACCAGTTAAGGAAGTAGAAAATGGAGATACTGAACCAGTACCGTCACCACCATATTGTGCTTGTACGATTCTTTTAGCTTCAGCATCAGCATTAATAGCATCAGCAATTTGTTGTGAAGTAGCAGCACCACCATTATCGTTTACTGTGATAACGTATGATGTTTGCCCTGGAATAATTTGAGTAGAGCTAGATGAAAATTCTTTTGTAACTGAAACACTTAATCCAGCTCCAGCTTGAACAGCAAATTCAACTTCATTTCCTAATACACCTAAAAGCATAGATGTGATTGTTAATTCAGAATTACCAGCACCTTCAATATGAGTCGCTCTTGTTCCAGCAATACCTTTTTTAGCTCTTCTACCGTCAACAAATAGTTTAGTAGACGCTTCTAAAAATAGAGCTGGAGTTTCCCATGCAGTATCTAATTGATTACCAACACCAAGGTCGTTATTCTCACTAGGAGTATCAATTCCATCAATTCTTTCTTGGTTTCTTCTAATTGCATCAGAATATGTAATAGTCTTGTTAAGAAGAAATGGGTTTGTAGAAGTAGAAGTATCATAGACACCAGCTACAACTATCGTTGCTTTGTTATTTGCAGCGTCAGCATTTACGTTTACAGCTACAATAGTAACATCAGATTGAATAATACCTTCGTCAGATAAAATATCAATTTCATCTCCAGTTTTCCATAACGCAGCATCGTCAATATCGTATGTTGTTTGTCCAGCAATAGGTGCGTTTAATTCTTGAGCCTCAACTGCTTGAGCAAGGTAGAAAGTAATCGGTCCCTTAAGGCTTCTACGATACAATCTATCTATAGCCTCAAAACCATCATCAATTTGTTGTACTCTAATTTTGGCAATACCTGTAGCAGCCGTAGTATCAACAACAGTATCAAGCACTAAGAACTTTGAACCGTCATTGATAGCTAGTACTTTAACATTGTCGTGAAGAACACTGATAATATTACCAGCAGCATCAACATCAATGATGTCTACTATATCGTCAATTACAAAATATCCTGTGAAATCCACATCTTGCTTGTCATCGTTTTTCGGACTAAGTACTGTTACTCGTGGCTCGAAGTGTGTTCTCTTTAAATTTGTCTGACCCATTGCTGTATTCTCCTATACTATTTTACGTCTTGTAAATAATTTATTGTTAACGATTCACCTTGTAATGGTGGACAATTAAGTTTCCATCTATCTTCAGGGTCTATTACTATTGTAAAGCCTGTATTAGTAGCGTTTGGTACAAATTGGTCGCTATCTAAATGTAAATGACTCAAATATACCTCTAATGTTCCATCTACAAAGACTTCACCATTAGGGAGTATATATATAAGATTGTCGTTATCTTTATTTCCATCAGGTATTACGCCAGTTTTTGTACGCTCACCCTCATCAGTATGATAATGCTCAGTATATGCTTTAGCTATCTGAGAGCCATCACAATCAACGCCAGTATCGTCCATGTTGTCTATGTTAAACATAGTTCCACCAGTAGGACTTTCCCTACTAATGGAGTTGTCGTCATGTACAACCCACATTCTTGCATCTATAGTTCTTGAGGCAGTATCGTTTGAAACGGTCTCATTAACATATAGTTTATTACCAGTGATTTCTTTTACACTGAATAAGTCTTTATTGTTTGGTCCACCAAATATTCTAAAATAGCCATCTATTTTTAGAAACTTAGTAGGTAAATCATTGTTGGGGAAAGTTATGGAGTTGTCTGTATCAGAAATCACCAAATCAGTCACGATTAGGTTGTCTTTATCATTAATACCTGCAAGTTTCTTAGTTCGAGCACCGAATATTACATCGAAGACTAAGAGTTTCTTGACAAAACTTCTCAAAAATTCCATATTCTCTCACCACAAGGGTAACACCCATAAAGGGTCGTGGCATAACGCCTATACTGTCTTATAAAAGTATCTTTCTCTATGTGACCACTTACGTTTAGCGTAGTCTTTTGTATTGTCATGTTTGAATGTTACTGTTAAAGCTGTCTTATCAATAGCAAGGTTCAGTTCTGAAGTGTATGAGTTTCCTCCACCGTGTTGAACTATAACTTCAGTATCACTTACTTTTTTCCAAACATGACCAGTAAGTGTTTGAGTACCAGTTTTTAAGAACAATGCATCCTTTTCTTGTACTTCAGTAAAATCACCAGTATTAAGAACTACTCTACTTTGAGTATCGTTCACTGGTATAAAGCTAACATTATCACAATCAACAGTAGACTTGTTAGTAGCTATAAGTATCCTTTCCAAATTACCAACACAATCGTATTCAAGCATTTGGATATAGTGTCTATTAACGTGGTCAGAAACTCCTACTTTAGATTCACCCATATACTCAACTTGTTGTAAAGAATTGTACGCAAATTTAGGAATTACATGGTAATCCCCAACGGCTGAGCCTTCTACTACTTGTTTCTGTCCCTTATGTACTGTATCTGTCATAAAAATAAAAAAGGAGGTTGTTTCCACCTCCTTCCTTCCATCTTTTTAATTGTTAATAGTATTTTTCATCTGTTAGTACCAGCCAAATATCTTACCAAGACCAGCGGCAATACTTACCGTAACTGCTATAACTCCAGCCCACTTCATATACTTTTTTCTTAAGTATGCTTTGGCTTTTTCTGGAGCTTCAAGCTCTTCTACCCTATCCTTAACAGTTGCTATAGAAGCCCTATTTTGGATTACACCTTCTTTATGTTCTCTTAAATCTTCTTCTATACGTTCAGTTCTTGAATCTGATTGAAGTTGCCACTTGACGGTTTCTTCACGATGAGTAGAAGAAAGCTTTGCATGGTCTCGTTGTTCATCTCGTACTTCTTTTAGAAGGTCATAAATCATTTTCTCGTCCATGTTAGACTCCTATTTACGGAAGCGTAACAGCGTCACCCTCGTCTTGAGCACCAGACTCATCGGAAGCGTGAGTACCAAGGTAAGTGATTTGTATTCTTGAAGTAGCTTTTGCGTTAGCACCAGTACTATAGTTTACAGGAATACAATTCTGAACAGTCATTACTGGTTCAGCACTTGCGTCAGATTGACGGTCAACCATTGCTAGTGTAACAGTATCTAATTGTAGTAAATCTTGAAGTTTAGGCATCTTTGGAAGAACGTGTCCACCATTACCTATAATTCTAAAACCAGAACAGTTTACACTTACAGCTTCGTATGAAGTTGGTGTAATCTCTTGAGCACCAAACTTACCTAGAGTGTGAATAGGTTCTGCACCTACGTTCACTGAGTATGTACAGCTATCAAAGATACCTACCAATACGTTATCTACATAAACTTTCGCTCGTGCTCCAGTAAATACTTTTGCTTTTGCCATTTTGTTATCTCCTTAACCTTTTATTATTGTGCTGAACTATTTGTTACTTGACTAACTTCAATTGAAATTGGAATGACGTAAATCGCAGTAGCAGGTTTACTTTCTACACTGATACTCATAGTAGGTCCATTGATTTCAACTTTAGCGTTTTTATAACCAAGTGGAGCATCATCAGAAGCAGCGATTAATTTTTGTTTCTTATAAGAGTCCATCTTAGAAAGCTAAGAAAGACAATTCAGTTGACGAGTCAACGTCAGCTAGTGACTGACCAACAAAGGCAGTTTGAAAACTTGCAGCAAGGTCAAGAGATGTTAAATCAATTGCGTACATTGCTTGAATAGAGTTATATACAAAGTTTGTATCTACTCCATAAGAAGTTTGGTCAGACACCCATTTGCTTCCAACTACGCCTTTTTCAAGGAATAATAGACCAGCAGATAGAGCTGCTTCGATATCACCTGGACTTCCAGAGTCAAACCCAGCAGGGTCTTCAAAACCAATTACATTAGCTTGCTTGTTAACGATTGCTTTATAGAATCCAGCGGCTTGCATACCAGCAGCGATACATGCAGAATGCCAAGGTAGGTAAGAAACAATTTCTCCACCACTATTTACTTGGCTAGACTTTTGGAACGCTACAGAAATTCTAGCGTTAGCCATAGCCGAAGCTTCAGCTTTAACATCAGAATAATCAGCCCAGATACTAACGAATGCAGTTCTGTGTTTCTTAATTTTTGCAGTAGACATCTTTAAGACGTGGTTCTTAACCAATGCGTTGATAGCAGAGATTGTATAAGTAGAAGCCGAGTCAGTAAGACCTTCAGCAATATCTTCAGTAGCATCTCTTGAAAAAAGAGGAATTACGAAGTTAGCATCAATACCTTC